TCAAAGAAAGAAAAAAGGAATTAGCAGACCAAAATCTAAATCAACTATAAGTGCCAAAGCTTATAGAACATCTTAGCAACCGATTAGGTTGATCTACTTATTTAGAAGATCAAGTTCTAGCTTTGTGCTAGAGGGATAGGGTGGGTATAGAATCAGTTGCCTATGGTATAGCTGTGTACATTAGGTTATCATTTTAGTATAACAACTTATAATTAAATTAAGATTCGTTATGCTAAATTATACTTTGAATATACCACAGCATAGAAAAGTTAATAAAACCAATAGTAATGTTGTTGGGGTTTTTGATTACAAATCAGTTGCTCTACCATCTGAGCTACAGGGGCAACACATAAAAGCTTATATATATAGCCGAATTGAATCGCAAGATTCTTTTCGGCACTTTTTTTATGCCCAAAATATAGTGAGAATCGTTGGTAATTATACCAAAACTATACCACCGAACCCTATACTTTTTTTATACCCCTTAAATAAGCTAGATAATATAAGGCAAAAAAAGGCAATTGATTATCTTGTAATATTGTTAGTGGTATAGTATAACATAGTTATAACTTATAAAAAGGAGAGAGAAAATGAAAAAACAAAGTTATACAATTGAAAAAAGTAATGTTGGAAATTTTTATTATTGTCCAACTTACCCAACTAAATTTACAACAAAAACAATAAGTGGTCGTATTTGTAAAATAGCTGGTCATAAAAAAGATGTAAGGATAAAAGTTGAAGCTAAAGGTTCTAATATAGAATGTAAAAATGATAGAGCTGCAATTAAAAAAGCTAAACAACATTATCCAGAACTTAAAAATTTTAAAGGTCATTTTAAATTTAAAATTAAATATAATGGAAAATCTTGTGGTGTTTATAAATATGGCAACAGGAAAAATAAATTAAAAGTTTTTAAAAAATTAAAAATTTTTAATGAACTTTCTAAATATTTTCCAAGTACAAGAATTGCTGTACCAAGAAGATTAAAAAATTCTGCTTTAAAATTTTGGGGTGCTGCATATTTTAAATGGCATTTAAAAAGTTTTAAAAAAGAATGGAGTGATAAATATAATAATTTTATTTTAATTGATAAAGGAGAGAGAACATGGAACTAGCAATTAGACCTACAAAAAAAAATGGTAAAAAAATTTGGCGATTTAGATACTATGGTTTAGATGGTCAAGTTAAATTCATAAGTGATAAAACTAAAAGTGCAGTAGAAATTTTAGCTAAAGAAAAAATAAAAGAAATAGGTTTAACTAAAACTTCATCATCACAAATCTTTTTATCTGAAGCTTGGATAGATTTTTGCCAACATTGTGATTACAAAATTAGTATTGGTAAAATAGATAAAAGCACAAAAGATGATTATATGAGTTTTTATTTAAACCATTTAATTACTTTTTTTACCAACACAGATATAAGGTTAATTGATAAACATAAGCTAAATGATTTTGTAGAATATTTAAAAGGTAAGATTAGAGATAAGCAATTTAAATCTAATACTGCTAGGAAAATATTTAACACTATGAGTTTGATCTTAGAACACCAAGTAGATATTGATAAGCTTGGCAGAAATGTTTGCGATGACAAGAATTTTCTAAAAACAATTATAGCAACCAAGAAAAAGAAAGCTATTATTGATTTTGATGAATGGTCGTTAGAACTTATCGCTAACATAATAGAAGATATTAATAGACCTATGGTCAAATTAATGTGCAAGATTATGCTTGAAACTGCAATCAGACCTAGTGAGTGCAGAGCTTTAGATAGAAAAAGCTTATTGTTTAAATCTAATATTCCAATGATTAGGATTGATAAGGCAGTTAAAAAGGGAAAGCATATTGGTACTACTAAAACTGAGAATGGGGTTAGGACTTTAGTTATATCTACTAAGTTAAAAGATTTAATTATAGACCATATCAATACCTTGCCAGACCACCAAGATTACTTGTTCTTTAATAACAAAGGTAAATTTATATGCGTAGAACAAATAATAAGGGGCATAGAGGGGGCATTAGCTAAGAATAAGGTGCAACTACCCATAGATAGAAAGTCGTACTTCTTTAGGCATTATATGGCTACCTATTGGGCATATACTAAAAAGCATAAAGAGAATGCCATAGACCTTGCTAGGGATCTTGGTGATAAGGATATTAACTTTGTCGCTGAGAACTACATTAAACCTTTTAAGAATAATGGTAATGCAACAGAAAATATAGATTATCAAAATCAACACTTTAATTGGAAATAAAATGTTAAAAGCTTTAAAACCAAAAGATCAATTTATTTGGAAGAATAGTCAAGGTTATTATCAATGTCTTTGGATATGTAGAGCAACTTGTTTTCATATAGAAACTGGTAATACATTTTTTGCTTGGGGTTATGGTAAATCAAAAAAATCTGCTAAAGCTGATGTTCAAAGACATTATGCTACAGCAAAATCACCATATAAATTTACGAACATTACAAAAATTAAAAATGCTTGAATTAATTATAATTATAGAGTTGGCAGCATTAACTTATTATTTAATTAATAATTAATTACCACCAATACTTATCTACATTTTCTGAATTGTAATCTACAATTTTCCATAAGCCTTTATGTTTTCTAGTAAAGCTTCTATCAGCAAAACCTATAGCATCTTGTTCTTTTGTAAAAATTTCATTAGTAAAATGCCTGTATTTATCTTCTTTATTTTTTTTGAAAATTATAAAGTACACAATTAAGAAGGGGTAGCTCTAGTTAAAACTACCCCTAACACACAACAAATATGATAAGGAACAATTCCTTATCAGTTTCACATTTAATGAAAATCACTTTTTAAATTAATCCCATTTTTATCTAAAGAGGGAGCAGTAGATGTGGGATTATTATTAGGTGGATTTTCTTGCCCCAATAATTCTGTAGCTTCACTTGTAAAGTATTCTAATGGCTTTCCAAAAAAATTACTAATTTGAAGTAATATAATTGTTGATACACCATTCTTACCTTTTTCATATTTCTGTATTTGTTGAAATGTTTTTGGTGGGTGTAAAGCATTAGCTAATTCAGTTTGAGTACATGGTTTTTTTTTATCAACAAGATGTGATACTTTAAAAGTAATACCACATTCTTTACCTATAGAAGCTGTGTTTTTATCTTCAATTAAAACAATTCTACTTAACCTAGCTTCTTTTATTTTTTTACCTATAGCTTTGTTTAAAACAATATCTGTTGCTGTTCTTTTTCTTCCTCTGTAGTTTCTTTTTGACATATCTTTCTCTCCTTATTTTATGCAGACTCCAAGCCTATAGTTTTTTACAACTTTTAAGTTTATTGGTTAACCAGAGTAAATGAATTTGGCATCTTCATTTTCTACACCAACTATTTGCCTATAAGTTTTGTCATACTTCTTTTTTGCATTAAGAGTGTGAACACATTGACGACCTTTATTTTTTGCAGGTCGCATAATCTCATCATGCAGTTTTTGAAGTTTGGCATATCTTCTTATTAAGCTATTACTTAAAGCCATCCTCTTTAGACTCCTCATCTTTAGTTAATTTAATTCTTGATTTGTCTAATTTTATATCAAGAATTGTAACCCTAGCATTATTACTAGGGATATTTGTGTTTGCAGCTATTTCTGCATTCTCAAATTCTTCATTAATTTTTACACTAACTTCATAAAAACTTTCTTTCATAACTTTGTTCACTTTCTAAATTCCATAGTTGAATAACTTTTATTAACTTTCAACATTGAAATTTTTTCTAATTGTTTATCTGTTAATTCTATATTTCTATGTGCTTGTTTATTCTTATCTATTAAACCTAATTTAAAAAGTTCAGCTATAATTGCACCAGCTCTAGCTCTACTAAATCTAAATTTTTGACCTACTTCTTTATAGGTCGGTGCATAATCGTTATGATGTATGAAGTATTTTAAAAATTTTAATACATCTAATTTAATTTGGCTTAAATATATATGTCCATTTTTCATTTCTTATCCTTAAATAAATTTGTTACATTTGCTGGTGTATCTTGGAGATTTGCTCCATCTTTTTTAAAAGTCTTTAAATAATTAATTAATTTATTTAAGTACCAATCAGATTTTTCCAAATCCATTAAAGCTTTGTCTAAAGTTTGACCACCTTTAGCACCAAACCTACATAAATGTTTTAAAGCAGAACCCCTCAAATATCCTATGTTTTCTTCTGGTGTCATCTGACTCATAATGGCATCAGCAGTTTGTATTGGTTTCTGATAGTGAGGGGGATTCTTGCTTTCCATATTTTATTCCTTTTTTTCCATAAAGTCTGAAATCTTTAGACTAATATCTGGTTGGGTATCTTTTGTTTTTTCAACATTAAGCCATGCAGCAACTTTCTTTTTGTTACCACCAACTGTTAGATTTCCCTCATACTGAGGATATTTTTTTCCAGCAACATCTGAATCTTTAGGTTGTCTTTTCCATAAAGCTCCAGAATTGTCATAATTATCTGCCATTCGTACTCCTATTTTGTATTTGTGATTTTAGTTTGTTGTATGCTGTTTCAACTCTCAATTGCTCAAAGGGATCGGCAGCTATTGATATTAGATCAGATTTATAATTTTCTCTAATAGGAGTTAAATTTTTTTCAAAATATAATTGTGATTTAGAATGCTGGGCAACAGATGTCATTTGTTCAATCCAAGCATCAGCTAAATCTTTTGTACTTTTTGTATTTGTTTTTGGTTTAGCAATTGGTTTAGGTATTTCTTTTTTTTGTGGTTTTAAAAACTGTTCCATTTCTTCAGCAGTTGCTAACTCATCACCAAAGAAACCTAATATTGATAGACCTCTACCAATAGAAACTGTTTGTTGTTTTTCAAACTCTTTATCTTTATTTTGCATCTGCTTTGATTCACCAACACTTACTAACT